CCTGCCGCAACCAAGGCGTAAGAAAGGGCAAAGGCGTAGTGGTCAGGTCGGCTAGGGGAATAACGAGCAACCAGCCTGCCATCCTTGTCCTTCTTAATCTCCCTGATGGGTGCCTGAAGCTGATCATAGAACTCCGGCCCCGCGTTGGTATGCAAGATACACTTCCCTGCCTTGAGGACAGCATACAGGTTATCCAGGAGCGATGTCCTGTGATAATGCACCTCGTCATCCTGAAATTTGGGCTCCAGGGCACCAGGCCGGTGAAACCAGCGCAGTACACGACCTGGATGCTTGTTGGCCCATTCAACAGTTGCCCGAGGCTCTCCCTGGCCGTCAATGACAGTCAGCCTAGGCTTGAACTGCTGCCAGCGCAACTCCACGCTGGGAGGAGGCTTAGACGTATCCGGTATGTCGAAATGGTCTAGTGTCTCCCGAAACAGGAGACGCCAAGGGTCGCCATACTGCGCCCGGCCCACAACAGTCAGGTGGAGCTTGCGGCCAGGGTCAATGCCCATATAGGTCTCCCAGCCCTCAAACACAGACGGGTCGCCCCACGGATAGGTGTCACGCCGGTAGTCCTCCAGGCCAGGGGTGCCTGCGGGCTTGTAGGGTACACCCAGGTCAGCATTGTAGAAGGACTGAAGGGCCTCCGGGTCATCGAAGGCGATGGACTTGCGCAGCATCTCCTTCATATTGGCCCTAGGGGAGTACAGCTTATTCACGTGGTAGCCGTGGATGTCAGAGCTGGGATTATGTGGAATCCAGCGGCCTAGCGCCAGCCGGTCGAGTGGGCGGCGACAGGTGCGATTCCGGCAGACAACCCGGCAGTCTGTGTAGTCCGTGCTGAACTCCACATTTTCATACCAGTCCAAGAATTGCTCATCGCCGCAGTAGATGCACTTCAGGTAGTAGTGGCGTTGGTCACTGCGTTCCCACAGGACATCCACCGGGCCACCAGGATAGAGAGGCTGCGAGAAGGAGCGGACAAGGGGCTTCATGGATGAGCCTAAGCGCTGCTTTACTCGCTCGATAGCCCCCTCCTTGAACACGTCCACCTCGTCCATGATGACAATGTCAGCGTCGATGGAGCGGGTTTGCATGATGGCATCAGAGCCCCGGAAATAGATGGGGGAGCCACCGATCTTGCGCAGGCGAGCACGGTTGGCCTTCTCCGAGCCCTCGACCTGCATGACGCGCTCCTTCAGGTAGAAGGAGTCAGCGATGGCACGGTTGACTCTGTCCTGAGAGAAGTCGTCCATCTGTTCCTGCTTGGGGAACACATAGAGGCAAACGCCACGCTCAGCCCACTTCTGGTCTGCTCCCCAGAGGACAATGTTGATGGCCCACTCTGAGACGCCGACCTGCGCCGCCTTGAGGACGACTACCTCATCATGCATGTCCGTGTACAAATCGTGCAGGACATTAGGGATGGCAGGCGGGAGGCCATCGAAGCGGCGGTAGCGCTCTACCCATTCCAGCAGGGGCAACTTGTCTGCTGGCCGGTTGGAGACGAGAATCTTCTGGGAGAGCTCAGTGACGAGCTTGGCCTGAAGATCAGGAGGCAGACTGTACTTCGGCATACTCCCCCTCTACTTCCTGCACAATCTCATGCTCGGGGTAGACCGCTTCGCCTGCATCGTTCAGAAGCGGGAAGAAGGATGAGAATTCCGATACGAACACGCGGCCGCGCTCAGCAGGGTCAGTGTAGCCATTGGCCCGCTGGAATGCGTAGTTGATGGCATCCATGACAGCGGACAGGAAATCCTGCTTGAGGGTGGCCTGGTCAAGCTCCTTGATGAGCTTAGCCGTCTTGGCGATCTTGCTGACCAGCTCGATGGCCCGCAGGCGAGTAGAGTTGGTCAGGTTATCGGCAGCCAGCATGTCGGCCAGCAGGATGCGAGCGATAGCCAGCTCCTCCTCCAGGTCAGGGCGACGGAAGTCATCCATGACACCCTGCCGTACAGCCTCAGCGTAGATTTCCCGCTGGGCCACGCTGAGCTGACGGGCATAGATGCCAAAGCGGGAGTTGTTGGAGACCTTGGGCTGAGCATTGGGTAGCTTAGTCTGGTGCTGGAGACAGAGAGAGGAGCCTCGGATGGCCCACTTCTTACATGATCGTCCCCCGGATGTCGTTGCCTGGCACTTAGTCGTGGGGGCCAATGACTTCTTGCGGATAGTTACAAGACTCATGCTTATGACTATAGGTCAAGGTGGGGCAAAAGGAAACCGCCCTCGGGGGAGAGGGCGGTGTCGTGAGGGGTCATCTGGGGCAACCGTCCAGACTGGCTTAAGTATAGCACAAAGAGGCCCAAGTGGTGAGCCTGGGCCTCTTCTGGAGGAGGTTAGGAGATGTCAAATGTTAACCCTTCTTATCCTGAAACGGACACTCCTACTCCTAACGGAGTAACAGGATCAGATGTTGCAGCGCTTGCAGTTGGAGTAGCCCATGCCAAACCAGGATGGGCCAGGCGGGGAATGCAGCACGAGCTCACCCTTGGCCTGATCCAGGTTGCAGGCCTCGCGGGTGAGGATGCCGCCGTCATCCTGCATCACTCCCTTGTGAACCTTCTTAGTGTTCTTGGTGATGAGCCAGACCGTCTCCACGAGTCCTCCCTACTTGCAGACCCTGAGCCACTCGCCCAGGGTGATAAGGAACCACTGGATGCAATACATGATGAAATGCCAAAGGATCATGACAGGAGGCCTGTAGCCAGGAGGGTAGCCTTCTCGTCGTCCGTGAAGTGCAGGTCCCAGTAGGGTGTAGCCGGGTCCTCCCACATCCACATCTTCATGGGGCTGCCGTCGGGCTGGTCCGGATGGCCGAGGCCCAGGCTGTGCCCGATCTCGTGGGCGTTGGCCATGATGATCTTGTCGTAGATGTGCGGGTCCTTGAGCGGCCAGGCCGAGGCTGGCCAGCCCATTGAAATAAGCTTGCTGGCGCTGTAGCCGCAGGCGAGCCAGAGCATGACGTCGCCGCCGATGTTGGTGCCAGGCCCGCCAGGGACAGGGCCACTCTGCGTGCAGCCCCAGTTCTCGCAGCCGACAGCGCCACCCATGCCGACAGGGTTGCCTTCGTGCTGGATGCTGTAGTGGATGCCCTGCCAGTCGAACTCCTGTGGGTTCGGGGTCATGGGGGGATGGAAGTAGGCGAAGGCGTAGATGTAGGGCTGGCGGCAGTAGCTCTGGCCCTTGAGCTGCGTCTCCATCACGGCGTCGCGAACGATGTTGCCGCCGTTCCAGATGGTGATCGGATAACGGGCCTGTATCTCCGCCCATGTAAGCGACCCGGTGTATCCCCTCGGGCTGGCCACCTGGAAGGTCTTGCCCAGTTCAAGGCGGTAATACTCTGCTGTGCGCTGGTGCAGGTGGAAGAGCCAGTAGTCCCAGCGCGTAGGCTTCCGGAAGCCTTTGGGCGAGAAGCCGATAGGTTGAAGTATCAGCTGTGTCATCGTGCCCTCCAGCAGTATCTGGCGCTGTAAATCCCGTCACTGACCCGCTCACAGGTGCGGCTGGTCAGCCACCTGAGATAATCGCCACTCGCCCCGCAGTAGCGCTGGTGCGTCTGGTCGCTGGCCAGGTCGGCACCCGCCCCGAAGTAGGAGTAGCGCTCAGGGACGCCCAGCGCCTCGAAGCGGACTACCGTCCGCACGGCATTACCAAGCGCCTGGCCTGGCCCGCCCTGGTGCGGCACCACCGGCAGGCTGGCCTGGTCGTCATACTTTGGCCCGTCCACACAACCGGAAGCGCAGCGGAAGCGCCCTTCAGTCCACTGCTTGTTGACGGGCAGGATCAGCGAGAAGTCCGGTCCCGCCGCCGCGTCGAACGTGACACGCACGGAAGGCTGGTAGCGCCTGGGCTGGCAATACTGATACCACCAGACATGCATCCCCCGGTCGGCCCAGAGCGGTATCTCGATGCTGCCGTAGCCGCTGGCCTCGGCGTGGTCGTCCACGTCCCAGACGACCTGCTGGGTATTGGTTACGCAATCAGCAGGGTCGCCATCCAGGTAGCAGGTGTCAGGAGTTTGCTGCTCTACGTTACCCTGCGTAGAGGGATTGCGGGTTATCAGCAGGGCCAGGGCGGCAGCCAGAAACAGGAACTTCATGGCGTCAGTGAGGGAGTAGGCTCGCCCTGCCGGGCAACAGTCTTTATGTGCGCGAACACTGCCGGGGAGACCTCGACATAGTTGACGCCAGAGCGGCCGCCCATGAGTTCGAGCGTCGTTGGGTTGGCGACATGGTGCAGGGAGTAGGTAATCTTGGACGGTGTTGACCAGATTACCCGCCAGGTCAGCAGGTAGACAGCACCGGAGTCGGCAGGCTTGATGAACACTCCTGCATCAGCCCGCTTGCCATGCTCGGCCAGCAGGGTGTTGATGATGTAGTCGTCGGATTCCTGAAGGAACTGCGCGACGGTGCGCCCGTTCAGGATGTCCTTAGTGCCGATGAGTTCCTCCAGGACCTCCCGGAGCTCTTGTTTGGTGGCCATATCGAACCAGTCCTCCTCACCTAGGTTGGCCTTAAGCAAGGCCATGAACTTAGCTTCGTCGAACATCTTGCCCGGATCAGACTTGCCTAGCTTAGTGCCATTGGCCGTGCGGTCGTGCCGGGTGATTCCTGCCGGGACAGGGAACCTCTGGACGGGCCTGAGGTCCAGCATGAGAGGCGGGATGTTGTGTGTCTTGCAGTCTTTGGCCACTTCCTGGGCCAGGCGGATGTACTGGGCCTCGGTGAACGGGTAGTTGTCATTGGGCTGGGCCACCTCATAGGAGATGGCGTAGGCGTCAATCAGGAACTCGGTAGGGTAGCCAATGCTGCCATAGCCTGCCGACCAGTGGGGAACCTGAGAGTCGTCCAGGGCAATGCAGTGCTCGCCGTTAGGGCCAATGATCCGGCTGGCCATGCTACCAGGGTTGTTGGGGCTCTGGAACCAGTTCTTGGTAGCAATGTACTCCCAACCTGCGGACGAGGTGCCACCCCGAGTGGCATGGATAATGACAATGCGGACAGGCTGAGTGCGTGGCCCCCAGAGGTGCGAGGGCACAGTGATACGCTCAGTGATCATAGCTGGCTCCAGCCCCAAAGCCCTGCGTCCATATCCGTCTCGGCATGACAGGGGAAGCAGAGAATCTCGATGTTGTCATCCTCATTGTTGAAGGTGTCACCATCCTTGTGATTGCGGGTCAGGATGGTTTCCCTGCGGGAGATGCCGCAACGCTCACAGCGTGAGTCTGGGGTGATGCGGTACTTGCGCTGAGCCCGCTTTCGCGCTGACTTCCGCGTTGTCATGCCCTTAGTTTAGGACGACCCTTACCACCCTACAAGCTCTACCCGTAGGGTAGGGGTATCCGTTTCTGGCTTATACAGATTGACAGAAGATAGCACCTTGATGTATTGACAGCGCTTGCGTGGCCAGTTATATTGGAGGGCGTGTGGACTCGTGCTGCCCTACGTGCGGCCCGAGGGGAGGCGACCGGATGACTGACAAACTGGGTCTGCCGACAGCCCAATGGGAGAAGGGGAACTTTCTGGGGCACGGGGTTTGTGAGCATCGGACTACTGGCGGGCGGGCTTGGTGCTACAACTGTGAGGAGTGGTGCTACCCCAACGAGCCCTGTGTTCGCTGTAAGGAGCCCTTGACCCGTGCCCTGCTCGTGGAGGCGCTGGAGGTAATCGAGGACATGGAGGCCCGCGCTTTTAGCGGGAACATCTACTGTCCCACCTGCGGGAAGTGTGCGTGTCCTGACCACGGCCACACTCCCGACTGCAAGCTGGCCGCCCTGATGGGGAGGCTGAAGGAGGCGATTGGATAATGGCAACGAAACTGATATGCGACGGGTGCGATGCGGAGTCTCCTAACGCGGACGGCCTTCACGTAGCGAATCATTGGGTGAAGGTGAGCGCAGCCTGGACAAGCCGCCTGATTATAGGGTGGCAACGGCAAGAGGACTTCATATTTTGCCTAGACTGCGTACGACGCGCACTCGGGGCCATGTCAGGCGAAACGGCTACGGACTACTACGAGGAAGTGGGTAGGGAGATGGCAAAGGGGAGAGGTAGATGACTGCTCACGCTAACGTGAGTTGCCCGGAGGAGGTGACAACAAACATGACCTATGAGAAGTATCACTGGCGCGATGGGGTTTATTTTCGCCGCTCACAGGTGGATGAAGGCACCGTTGAAATTGAGATACCCGATTTTGACGACCCAAAGAAGGTTAATACGCTCTTTATTCCGCCGAGTGAGTGGGCGTCCATCGTCGCTGCTGTCTGCTGTGAGGGTGGAAACGCCGAGAGGTATCGTGAGGCTCTGGCACTACACATGAGGCCAGTAGAGTGAGTTGCCCGGAGTGCATCAGGCTGCTGGAGCGATGGCGTGTCACGCAGCACGGCACCGTTCTGCGAGTCACTACTGACGCCCACCTGGCCGAGCACAGCAAGGACTACGAGCCTGTGCCGGTCAAGTCCGACCCTGAGACGCTGGCGCGTGCCCACGAAGCGGTGGATGAGGACGCCCGCCAGATGACACAAAGGCTGATGGGCTCTGAGCCTGCCTGCAAGACCTGCGGCGGGAGCGGAAAGGTGGAACCCACCCACCTTCGGCATAACCACAGTGCAGGGTCAGAGTTCTGTCCTCGTTGTGAGGACTGGCCCTGCCCAGCCTGCACGAAGGAGGGGGAGTGAGCGCCTGCGATTGCGGGCTGCCTGCCGGGTCTGGGCACATGGATACCTGCTCATCCATCGAGGAGCCGGACTGGGTGACAAGCCCTGATTGTCCAGCCTACAGGGGCAAGGGCTGGGTGTTCTACCCGGATGACTGCGAGGCTACAGACTACCTACCTAACCAGAAGCAGTGTCTCTGGTGCCTGGAGGAGAGGCCGTGAGGGACTGGGAAGAGGTGGTCCTTGCCATCAATGACGCACAAAACCCGGGGGTGGAGGGAGATGCACTAGACTACCTGAGTGGCTCCCAGGTGGTTAGGGAGTGGTACATGAGCCTGCCGGACACTGACAAGTGCCTGCTGGCATACGATGCGGCCGACGCCTGCGAAAGTGACCTGCGGGAGGCCGTGGCGAAACCCTGGAAGTGGATGGCTGAGATGTACTGCCTGGCCAACATGGTGACTCCAATGGAGGCCTGGCACCAAATTGCCAGCATGTCAGTGGAGCCGGAGCAGATTGAGACGGGAGGGGGGATGCGTGATGTTATCGAGTCGCTCGAAGCTGCCGAGGAAAATTAGGTCCAAGCTCAGGAGGGCCCAGGAGGTCGCATCCTTGGCCGGGCTGGGCGAGGAGGCGCAACATGACGTGGAGCGCAGGATGTGGAACCGGGGGTTCCTGCGCAAGGCTGTCCGCGCCTTTGCCAGTGGAGACCCGTTTCGCCTGGAGCCCAGGCTCTCCGACCCACGCTGGCCCCTAAGCGAACACCCACCCCACCCCG